GCCATGTTCGATGCAGTTCTAGTTAAAAACTCTCAACGTGAATGGTTTCGCTTCTCCCTATGGGCGGACCGAATCTTCATTCTCGATCGAAGGGAGGAATACCAGAACTGGGCCGACTATGATAGTGGCTTCGGTGACAACGACAAGGAGGAACTACATGAGCATTATGAGGCCCTCTACGGAAACCGTGCCCCTAAGAATGCCCACAAGGTAACGTTAACCAAAGCAATTTGGGTGAAGCTGTATTTGAAAGCGAATGACCGCAGTAAGGACTATGTACGTGGAGGCTCTAAAGACCCTGTAACCGGGGAAAAGGAACGCAAGAGAAACCTTAACGGACGCCGATACAAGGTCGTACAGGGTCTTTCTGAGGCACACCTGCAGGATCAAGCACTGACGATACATCGCGAGCTACTCAAGTATCAGGCTCAGGCCCGTACTGAGACTATTACGGAGGCCGAGGTTGTCGATCTTATGGATCGCATCGCTGCTGCCAAGATACTCAAGACAAAGCAAGAGCCGTTTAGAATCTTCCAATACTACCGTAGTGCTCTTATTAAGGCAGGCAAACTCGAAATGTTCTAATATGCGAACCAACTACATTGGAAGTAATAGGTGTAGCAGATGTGGTGGGAATGATCCCAACTGCTACGTATGTAGAGCCCCCAAATCTACTGAGGGCCCCTCAGAGATATGTGACGTACCTTTTACTGATACAGTACTTAGGTGCCCAAACTGTGATTATCACTATATAGCACGTGAACTTAGTACTGGAGAAAAGCAAGGCCCATGCAACTGTATTATCTGTAGAAGTCAACTACCTCCTCTGTAGAATATATTGACCCCCCCGCAAAAAAAGAGTTTACAAGAAGCACCTAGTACCCTAAGGTATCCTCCTAACGCAAAGCATCTCGCTAAGCGTTCCAACAAACCAACTAACCAATACGATGGCTAAAAAAGAAACAGCACCAACTCCAGTTACCTCCTCCCCTCCATCCACTCCTGATAAAGGTGTAGCAAAGGCAGCAGGTAAGCCTGGCCGCCCAGCAGGACAATCCACGAAGGACGGCGACGTCTTCAAGGCTAACGTCCCGCAACCCGAGACCAAAATGGCTCCTCAAGCTCTTCAGATCGCTAAGATCGTTGAAGCCTCTGGCACCACTGGCATCTCGCGCAAGGAACTCGTCGCCCAGATGGATGGCGTGGTCATCACTCGCCAGCCACAAGGCCGCATCCTGAGCTACTACCAAAAAGCTCTCACGGAAGCCGGCTTCTTCACCATCACTGCTGAAGTCGTCGAGCCCGTGAAGAACGAGGCTGCGGTTGCCAGTGCCTAATTGATATCAGGCTCATTGCACCATAACCCCCACTGTAGCAATACAGTGGGGGTTATTAGTATACAGAGCCGAAACAATTGTATTTACACAGTTAAAACGATTTTATAGAGTATATTCAACATGGCGACACCATATGAACTCCTACAGGCTCAGGTTAGAGAGCTTACGCGCGAAAAAAAACATCTCACTGATCAGTTGTGTCAAGCACACAAGGTTCACGAGCAGTATAAGATAGAGAAGCAGCAGAAACAAGACCTGTTGTTTGCTTGCCTACACACCCTAGGCCCACATGTGCAAATTGAAATCGATAGATTTCATGATTTCTTTAAGGATGCACAATTCGACGGCAATCTCCACATGACTGACGAAGGCCGGTATGTGGTTCGGCTTCAGTTCTACCAAGAAGGCATAGAGATGCACTGGCGTCGTAAGCTACTTCTTGGAGACACTTCTGTAGGGTCTCTTGCTCAGCTGCAAGCCAACTTTAATGAAGCTCTGCAACAAAATGCAACGCCACAAGAAGCCTACACACTCGCAATCAACAAACAACTATGAATGAATTCGGAAAAACAGTCGACACCACCTTCCTCTCCATCGAACAAGCAGAGAAGCGTGGATTCCTACATCGAGACTACATTGCACACTGTTTCAGGTGGTCTCATGTCATTAAGAGGCTCATGCAGAGCCAGCGACACAAGACAGCCCGCATCCTTGATATTGGGTGCGGGCGAGAACTACCTTTTGCAAAGACGCTGTACAGTTCTAAGATGGTGCCAATTTCATACGTCGGCATCGACGCAGGTAAAATCCTCCCTGAGGCGCTAGAAGCCGTAAGTAAGGGAAAAATGGGAGAGGCCACTAAGATCTTCGCTAACACCTGCTTCTCTAGCAAATGGGCCACTGATTACGAGAAAATGTTTACTGACATCATCTGCTTCGAGTGCGCTGAGCATGTAGAACCAGAAATGCTTAAGGATATGCTCGATGGCATGCTACATGTTCTTCACCTAACAGGCCGTGTCTGGATATCAACTCCTTGCTGGGATTATAAGTCGTGCGCTGCCAACCATGTTAACGAAATGACGTACGGCGCGTTTGGTGCCATGTGCATGGAAGCTGGATTCATCATTGAGAATGTGCATGGAACATTTGCGTCCATTAGTGATTACAAGCACAAGATGTCTCCAGCGTATGCGGAAGTCTTTGAAGACCTTCGAGACTACTATGACAGTAATGTCCTCTCAGTTATCTTTGCTCCCATGTTCCCTGCTCAGTCGCGTAACGCACTTTGGGAACTGAGGAAGCCACGGCCAGGTGAGAAGCCTAATTTTGACCAACTGTGCACAATGCAGAAACCATGGGGTTCTTCAGCTCACTGGGAAAGCATGGCTCGCGAAAACTGGAAAGATAACTGGCCTCAATAATTTCTTGTGGATTGGCCAATGGCGGGCCACTGTTAACTGGACACCGGCAGTCGCCATCGGTGCTTGTTCTACACTTACAAAAAATTATGTCAAATCCGTTTAATCAAAGTGCCGTGCTCTTTACCCCTCTAGATGATATCGCTGCGTTTCATGAACGCTTCGGTCTTCAACAAAACAACGCAATCGTTCCAATTGGCGAAGAGCGTGATCAAATTAGTCAGGAAGAATGGGAGCTGCGTATTACTCGTCTTGTTGATGAAGTTACTGAAACGCAGACGGCCCACGAAGAAGAAGACGACGAAGAATACCTCGACGGTCTTGTTGATATTGTCTACATCGCTCTTGGAACTGCCTATCGGCGTGGATGGGATTTCTCTGAAGCATGGGCTCGTGTTCACGGTGCCAATATGCAAAAGATCCGTGGTGAAGCCAAGAACAGCAAGTATGGCAGCAGCTATGACATCATCAAACCAGAAGGCTGGAAATCACCCTCGCACACAGACCTCGTAACCCCATGATCCCTCGCTTATTTATTATTGAAGGCCCAGACAACTGTGGCAAGTCCACCCTCGCACAAGCGATCGCTAATAGGTTCAATGCAGTCTATTGGCGCCTAACTTCAGGACAGGGTCTTTGTGAGCATGCGGCCATGCGACTCTATCAGTCTAATGCGCTTGATAATGCTGAGGTGAACATTAAAGCAGGTCGAAGCGTGGTGCTCGATCGTCATTGGCCATCAGATCAAGTGTACGGAACCGTCCTGCGCGGTAAACCATCCATTGATGGCGAGCTACTTGCTGCAGTCGAGCTCCAATGTAGATCAATGAATGTTGTCTACATCAACTGCTGGCGGGATAATGCCACACTTGAGCATGCCAAGCAAAAAGACCCTGACCACCCCTATGAGGACGAGGTGTACACAAAAGTTGTTGATGGCTATCAAGAGCTGTTTGACGAACTGGGTAAGAAAGCAATGGTGGTCCCCTACTACCTGGATTCATTCATTAAGCAGGAGAATCTTCTTCCTGCATTCCTGGAGGGCTTGAGCAAACTGTGATGTATTACCCTTCAATAAACGAAGCTTGGTTAGGTACACTTAATCAGATCCTAACAACAGGTGAGCTTGTAGAGGTACGGGGAACTAGGTCGCTGGAGATTATTGGGCACTCAGTAGAATTCCCGATGGGTCAGTCGATCCTAACAATTAAGGATCGTGTAATCAACCGCGACTTCATGTTCAGAGAAGCATGGTGGATCTTATCTGGTCAGAATAGATTAGACTTATTAGAAACCCATGCTCCATCTTATTCGAAGTTCTCTGATGATGGGATTCGTCTATCAGGGGCCTATGGGCCCAAGATTGTAGATCAGATCAGGTTTGTAGTAGATACATTAAAGCATGATCCGTATTCCCGTCAAGCGGTTATCAATATCTGGAGAGAGAATCCTCGACCTTCAAAGGATATTCCATGCACCTTATCTGTCCAGTTTCTGATCAGGGATGGGTACATTCACACTGTTGTTAATATGCGTAGTAACGATGTGTGGCTTGGAATGCCTTACGATGTGTTTAGTTTTACCATGCTTACCTGCCAAGTAGCTTTGGAGCTTGGTGGAGACCTACAGCTCGGCATGATGTTCCATCATGCAGGATCCAGGCATATTTACTTCAAGGATTCAGATAAGGCAAAATCAAGCGTGACATCGAACATATCTGTTCAATTTGATCAGACCAACTGTATCTGTCTTAAGCAAATTAAGTCAGTAATATCTTCGACAGGATTTTTTCATCAGATATTACATGATCGTTCAGTTCAACGTTTACCACAACTACCCAAACTACTCACATGGCTACAGTAACCCCCATGCTTGCAAGGAATTATGACCCAACAAAGCACAATATCATCGGCTGGGACGCGTCTGAGAAACTCGATGGAGTTAGGGCTCTTTGGGATGGGTCCCGGTTCTGGACCCGTAATGGGAATATTCTGGATGCTCCTTATCGGATTACTGGTTCTCTGGCTAAAAGGTTAGATCCCCTCCAGATGGGGAGATGCCTCGATGGTGAGCTATATATCGGCCGAGGTCGTTTCAATGAATGCTCTGGAATTGTTCGGCGCCACGGTGACGAATGGATTGGTATTGAGTATCACGTATTCGACTACACTTGTAACTTCGGGCGCGATTCAGACCAGCGGCAAGACGATCTTAAAAGTATCCTTCAGCTCATTGATCTTCCGTTCGTTAAGCTTGTGCCGCAGATACGGATCAATAGTCTAGCTCACCTTACCGAACTGTATGACGAAGTAATCAGGCAAGGGGGTGAAGGTCTCATGCTCAAGAATCCCAATGCAGAATACTTAGAGTGTGGACCCACTAAGAAACGCTCTCCAAATCTACTCAAAGTAAAATCATTCCATGAAACAGAAGCTATTGTTACTGGTTACGTTCCCGGGCTTGGCAAGTATAGGGGTCTTATCGGGGCTCTCATTTGCCGACTACCTAGCGGGAAATCCTTTAACTGTGGTAGCGGTCTATTGGATAGTGAGCGGGCTCATTATTCTTATTTTGCCGGTCAAACCATAACAGTAAAGTATTTCGAAATGAGCAAGGACGGAGTACCACGTTTCCCAATTTACAAAGGAATCAGACACGATGCCTAAGCATAAAGACATTCCAGGTCAATTACCTCTATGGGAACCTGCATCTGACTGGGTTGCACCTGATCAGTTTCCTATCTTCACTACGAAGACTCTCGGGTTTGACGTAGAATCAAGAGACCCGTACCTCACTTCTCGTGGCCCTGGATACATCCGGGGAGATGCAAGTGTCATCGGGTATTCTCTTAGTGATGGTCAATCATCATTTTATTTCCCGTTTGGTCACGCCTATGGGGATAATCTCAATCGTGAACGGTGCTTGCGCTTCCTTAACTCAATTACATCAGATCCTGCAATCACTCTGATCGGTGCCAATACCATGTATGAACGAGAAGCCCTATGGTCTCTCGGAATGGAAGTAAACTGTAAAATATACGACGTACAAATAGCGGAACCGCTTATCAATGAAAACATACGAAATGGGACAGCTCTGGAGAAGCTCGGAAAGAAGTATCTAGAGCAGGGAAAAAATGAGGAAGGCTTGGTTGAGGCTGCTCGTGCTTTTGGTGTCGATCCCAAGGGTGGCCTATGGCAATTGGCACCTAAGTATGTAGGCAAATACGCTGAGTGGGACGCGTGGGCCCCTATACATATATGGGCCAAACAGATGGAAGAGATACGAAAACAAGGGCTACAGCGAATTCTGGACCTCGAATTGGAAGTGCAACCTATTCTGTGGCTCATGCGTTGTGGAGGAATACCGGTTGATGTGGAGCAAGCAAAACTGGCTGCAGATAAATTAGAACTGGAACGAGATGAACTCATTACACAGCTCACTTTGGAGTATCAAGTCGGAGGTCTACCGAGACTGGATATCTGGTCAGGTCCTATCCTTGCTCGCTACTGCGATCATCATAAAATATACTACCCTAGAACCCCTAAAGGTAACCCCTCATTCGCCAAAGACTTCCTTGAGACGTCTAGCCATCCGTTCTTCAAGTCGATTAGACACGCAAAGGAACTTGATCGTCTCGCTGGAACGTTTATACGCAATTGGATCATTAACAATGCCATCGATGGTAGAGTCCACCCGCAATGGAAGCAACTCGCATCAGACACTGGCGGCACAAAGACAGGTCGAATGGCGGCGTCGGATCCGAACCCACAACAAGTACCAAAACGTACGAAAGCAAGCAAAGTCATCCGTCCGCTCTTTCGCGCACCAAAGGGGAAGATGTGGGCCAAACTAGATTACAGCCAGCAAGAACCGCGAATACTTCTACATTTTGCTTATCGTATGGGATTGGATGGAGCAGCAGAGGCGCGTCAGCGGTATGTCGATGATCCTGAAACTGACTTCTACAATCTCATGATGGAGATGGCTAATATCGAACGTACTCCTGCTAAGGATCTGTACCTAGGCAGGTGTTACGGAATGGGTGGAGAAAAGCTAGCAGCCAAGCTTAAATGCAATGTAGAAGAAGCCTATAAAATACTCGCCAACTTCGATGCAAAACTACCGTTCATTAAACAGTTGTCAGAGAAGTGTGAGCAACTCGCTAACTCACGTGGATTTATCAAGACCCTGTCTGGCCGGAAGCGACACTTTGACCAATGGGAGCCAGCAGACCGAAAGGCAGCTGCTCGGTTGGAGAAAGATACTTTCTCTGTCAACTCCCTGGCAGAAGCCCACGCCAAGTGGCCTGGAATTTCCATACGCAGATCAGATACACGACTGGCGCTTAACTCACTCATCCAGGGCAGTGCCGCAGATATGACTAAAGAGGCAATGGTCAGGGTCTATTCAGCTATGGGTCTCGTTCCGTGTATGCAGGTGCACGATGAGCTCAACTACATTATTGATAATTACGATCAGGCATTAGAGATTAAACACCACATGGAAAACTGTGTGGACTTAACTGTTCCAATCAAAGCCGATCTTGATTGGGGCGACGCATGGGCAACATAATATGTATTTACCTACTCACGAATCAGATTTTAGAACTTGGCTAACTACTGCAATTAGAGGTGCAGATGGATTTGTCCAGACAATCGAAACCACAACAAAAGCAGGGGTTCCTGATCTTTACTTTGTTCTAGGTGGAATAGACGCCTGGTTAGAGCTTAAGGTTGGCCACCAATCAGGGCCTCTTATTAGAAAGGAGCAGCGCATTTGGGGTATGAAGCATGCTAAGTCAGGCGGTAAGTCGTTTTTCCTGTACTACAATAAGACAGCCTGTCGGCTCATGCTATATGCAAACCCAGTTGACGTGGTCTGTGTATACGGTAAATATCTGCGTATTGAAGATGCCCCAATCGATACTGCCTTACCAAGCGTACATGAACTAAGACAGTTGCTTATTAGAAATCTAATTTAATAATCGGAAACAATTGTATTTACTCGGTTAAATACATTTAATAGAGTATATTTAATGCGCGACCAATATCACGCAGCAACACCAAATAACATGAGCGACACAACACTAGTTAATCCCCTAACCGGGCTACCAATCGAAGATGCTTCTATCCAATCACTCTCTGAGCTTGTTGATGAACAAGCTCAGCTTGAAGAGGAGATTAGCAGCATGAATGAAATCCTTAAGAACATGGGTGCACGCATCAAATACCTTTCAGAGGTTCTTGTTCCTAATAAGTTGGACGACCTCGGCATGAGTTCTATCAAAATGGCTAATGGCCTCAAGGTTGAAGTTAAGTCGTTCTATAACTGCAAGATCCTCAATGAGCAAGCATTTGCGTGGCTCGATGAGAACGGTCACGGCGGCTTGATTAAGACGAAGGTCGTGCAGGAGTTCTCTCGCACTGATCGTGAGAAAGCAATTGAGTTTGTTAAGGAAAATCCGCAGTTCAAATTCGAACAAGGTATCCACTACCAAACCATCACAGCCTTTACTAAGGAAGTCTATACTCGGAATGAGACGCTCCCTGAGGAGTATTTCCAGGTATTCCAAGGTAGGAAAACCAGACTCTCACTGAAGTGAAACAGATTCTGATCCTCTGGCAGGCTGGACAGAGCATAAATACGCCTGCTATTTCTCCTAACATATACAAACAAGATGGCTAAAAAAACAGACACACAAGAAGCAGTAGCAGCATACGACTGGGATAACTATCAGGGCAATACTGGCCTGGAAAATCTCACTAACAAGGACCTGGGAATCCCAATTCTTCAGATCATGCAAAAAGGATCGGCTGAGGTCGATGTAGATCATGAAGACCACGCCTCCAAGAAAATCGAAGGAGTTAAGGTCGGTGACATCATCAACAGTGTCACTCGCAAGATCCTTACTCAACCAGTAAAAGTAGTTCCCTACTTCTACAGTTTGGTCTATGTCGAATGGCGTTCCAAGCAGAATGGCGGTGGCATCGCTGCTACCCATATTGAGGAAGCCATTCTTCGTCAAACCACACGCGACGATAAGAACAACGATCTGCTTCCAAATGGAAACAGCATTGTTACAACAGCCTATCTGTTCGTGCGTATTATTCAGGATGGACTGGAACCGGAAGATGCTCTCATCGCAATGAGCAGCACGCAGCTTAAGAAAGCTCGCATGTGGCTCAACATGATGAAGAACTTTCGCGCCGGGAATGGAAACACCCTGCCGATGTTTCATCGCTGCTACTTTCTCACGACGATCCCAGAGTCGAATCAGAAGGGTACATGGCGTGGATGGAAAGTGGAGCCCGCTCCTCTACCAGTTGCTGACGCAAACCTTATTGCTGGGCTTGTTCAAGCAGTCAGGCATGCCTCAGGAAATGCAACGGCATTAATCGGTAATTCTCCCCAAGTGGACACAGATATCGTCTAGGATCGGGGGGTCCTAAACTACAGTCAGCTATACTGTAGCAAGACGAAACGAGACTGGGGCAGTGTCGTGCCGCCCCAGTCTTTACCTTAACAGATAATGGTCCACAGAAATGTATCACCCGCACTCTTCCGCTCTCCATGCCCTCTTTGAAGGATTCACACAAGCATATGGCGTTTACTTAGTAAAACAATCAGATATAGATCGAAGTACTGGTGGCAAAGTTAAAGGCCAAGCAGCTTCTCTAGTTGGCGAAGTAACACAGAAGCTATGGTCAGACCACCTAACCGGGAAACAGGGTCTTGGTATCATACCGATCAATGAACACAACTTGTGTCGCTTCGGTGCAATTGATGTAGATGATTACTCGCTTGATCCTTCAAGCCTACAAAACAAGGTTAAGCAGCTGGGACTTCCATTAGTTGTTTGCCGAACAAAATCAGGTGGAGCACATTTGTACTGTTTCAGTACTGATTTTGTCTCTGCTGCTCTTATGCAGTCACGACTATCTCTCTTCGCCTCTGCCCTTGGTCTCGGTAACTGTGAGATCTTTCCTAAGCAGACAGAATTACTTGTCGAGCGAGGAGATGCAGGTAGTTGGATCAACATGCCATATTTCGGTGGCAACAATACCGAAAGGTATGGACTCAGCGAACAAGGTAATCCGATTAAGGACATCGACGCCTTCATCAAGTTTGTTAGCGAGAAGATGGTCGATCCAGCAGCTCTTGCTGAGTACCAAGTAATCATACGTGAGCCACTTGGACCTGATGCACCACCCTGCCTTAATGCCTTATGTGGTCAGGGATTTCCTGAAGGTACACGCAACACCGGGCTCATGCAACTAGGTGTCTTCGCCATAATGAAGAACAAGGATCAGTGGGAACGCGACCTTGATGAGCTAAACAGTAAGTTCATGGACCCGCCCCTGTCCTCCCAAGAAGTTCTTGGTGTAGTCAAGTCCCTGAAAAAGAAAGACTATCGGTATCTATGTAAGCAGCAACCAATGATGGCATTCTGCAATAGAAACAAGTGCCGCACAGTTAGGTACGGCATTGGCCCATCAACTGGTATGCCTGCCATGGGCACACTAACTAAGTTTGATACCTCTCCACCCCTCTGGTTTGTTGACGTAGATGGTGGTGGCAGACTAGAACTAGAGACTGAGGATCTGCAGCAGCCTTTGCGCTTCCAAAAGAAATGCATGGATCAGCTTAACATCATGCCACCGATTCTGACTAGAGAGAACTGGTCTGAAATTGTAAGCAACATGCTTGAGTCAGTTAACATTGTCCGTGTCCCGCATGATGCTACGCCGGAAGGTATGCTCGCTGACTACATATCTGATTTCCTATCTAATAAATCTAACGGTAACGAAGGTAAAGATAGAGACATCGTGCTGCTTGGACAGGTATGGATCGACCAAGGCAGATTCTACTTCCGCATTAAGGATCTCATGGACTTCCTTGTAACCAAGCGGTTTACTGAGTTCCGACAGAACAAGGTTACGTCATACTTGAAAACCACAGGAGCTGTTCACCAGTTCTTTAACATTAAGGGCAAGGGAGTAAACCTATACTCGCTACCACTAGAAGACAGATTACAAAACCTACCATTCAATGTCCCAACAAACTCAGGCGAATCTCCCATTTAATTGGAACCCCAAAAAGACTGAGCTAGTTCTCGGTCCTCCCGGTACAGGTAAGACTTACCGCCTAATGGCGAAACTCGATGAAGCGCTGCAGCAGTTTGATCCTAAAAGAATCTGCTTTGTAGCCTTCACGAAAAAGGCCGCAACTGAGGCAACAACAAGAGCAGCTGATCAGTTTGGATTAACCTCAGAAGATCTGCTACACTTTAGGACACTACACAGCTTTGCCTTTCGTATGATGGGCTATTCATCTAAGCAGATCATGGGCATAGGCGACTACATTAACATTGCCAAGAGTCTCGGCATGTTTATATCCTATCGCGGCATGAAGGAAGACGGATCGTTCCATGGCCAAACTAAAGGCGATCGCCTTTTATTCCTCAGCAATCTTGCACGTCTGCAGAATAAAACAATCGCTGATGTACATGCAGAATGGAAGGATGAGAATCTTACTAAGTATGAGATTCAGCTAATGTCAGAAACTATTGAAGCATACAAATATGAAAATGGAAAGAAAGACTTTACCGATGTTATCGGAGATTATCTCAAAGAAGGATTCGTGCCAGATTTTGATGTTCTATTCGTTGACGAAGCACAAGACCTTGCACCAATGCAGTGGTGGATGGTCGCAAAAATTGCTGAAAAAGCAGGAAACGTTTTTATTGCTGGAGACGATGATCAAGCGATCTTCAGGTGGGCTGGTGCCGATGTGCAGCAATTCATTCAACTTCCAGTCGGCAAAACAACGATCCTTGACCAGTCATATCGTGTTCCAAGTAAGGTCGCTACTTGCGCGAACCGTATTATCAACACTGTTTCACAAAGGCACATCAAGCCATGGAAACCTCGTCTGGAACAAGGAACCGCTCGATTCATTAACGGACTCGATAGCGTCGACATGTCGAGTGGATCATGGCTGTTACTTGCCAGGAACGGATACTTGCTTGAGGAGTTTTCAACTTACTGTATGCAGCGAGGATTTGTCTTCGAGTCCTCCACTGGTTCGCCAATTGACGCCCCAGTACTGGCAGCTATCAGATATTACGAGCGACTTCGAAAGGGAAAGACCCTCACTGTTGCTCAAGCCTTGCAAGTCTATGAGTATTGTTCGACAAAGGTTGGCGTCCGATATGGGAGCAAATCAGTCCTAAAAGCAGAGGACCCAGAGGTTATTGTAACACTATCTGATCTAAAGTCCAAGTACGGTCTGCTTGTTGATAACATCTGGCATGAAGCACTTGATCGTATACCTCTTGATCAGAAGGATTACTTGCTGGGTGCGCTGCGCCATGGTGAGAATATCAATGAAGCCCGTATCCGTGTAAGCACCATCCACGGGGTTAAGGGTGGTGAGGCAGACAACGTAGTACTGTTTATGGATATGGCAAAGAGAACCTATGTCGAATACCAGAACAATCCAGATGATGAGGCCAGGGTCTGGTACGTTGGTGTTACGCGAGCACGTCAGAACCTCTACATCATCTACCCCAGAACACCCAATCATTACCCTCTAGACATAATTTTACGTACACCATAAATTAAATCGTTAATACCAGGCAATTAAAGTCATGAATATACCCATAGAAAATTCCCCGTTTACTTACGTTCACCCGCCTTTTGATCATCAGCGACGAGAGTTTGAGTCCACCAGAGACTTCCAGTACTTTGCTCACTTTTGGGAAATGGGGCTAGGCAAGTCAAAGGTATCAATTGATACCATACAGTGGCTGTGGATTCATGGCCGCATCGACAGTGTAATCATCACTGCTGAGAAAGGTTACTACATGAACTGGATCACGGCAGAGTTTCCTGCTCATTGGCCTAAGCATCTACCACTTAGAATACGTAGATTTTCAGTTAAAAGCGTAGCAGATAAAAAAGCTATTGATCAAATGCTTACCCCAATACCCGGAACGCTCGATATATTGCTCATGAACATTGAAGGTATCAGCAATGTAAGTATGAAGGGATTCGATTTCTGCAAAAAGTTTCTCAAGGCCCACGAGTCTACGATGATGGTAATTGATGAGTCTACCAGCATTAAGAATCCAGCGGCAGGTAAAACCAAGAATGCGATCCACCTAGGGACCCTGTGTACCTATCGTCGTATCCTTACTGGGACCCCTATTACGCAGTCACCGCTTGACATCTTCTCTCAGATGGAGTTTCTCAAGAAAGGAGTTCTCGGGTTTAATAGTAAGACGTCGTTCAACTCGTTCTACTCTATCAGGCAACAGGTAAACCTTGGCCCGAATCGTTCGTTTATGCAGACGGTTGGGTATCGCGAACTTGACGATCTCGGACGTCGTCTTCAGCCAGTGTCCTCTCGCCTACTAAAGAAGGATTGCTTGAATCTGCCTGAAAAAGTCTACACGACAATCACTGTAGATATTACGCCTGAGCAGCTGGAAGCTATGACCAAACTACGGGAAGAAGCTGTACTTATTCTTGGGCGTAACCTCGTAACAATTGACAATGCACTTGGATTGCTTTCCAAAGCTCAACAGATTGCTTCAGGCCATATTCTAGATGATGAGAAAAAGGTTCACCGTATTCCAAGTAACAAGATTCAGGCACTCATAGAAATCATTGATCAGATACCTCTAGATGCAAAGGTAATCATCTGGGGCTACTTCAGAGAAGACATGCCACTTATTCAAGAAGCACTTAAAGGCAAGCTTCCAGTCTATGAAGTAAGTGGAGGAGTCTTGCAGGACGATCGGCCAATCGTAGTTAAGCAGTTCCAACAAGACCCTGGCCGATGTGTCTTCCTAGCCTCGCCTCGTGTGGCGGGTAAATCAATTACCCTTAACGAAGCGTCGTATGTTATCTACTATTCGAATGGCTACAACCTTGAGCATCGCCTACAATCAGAAGATCGTAATCACCGCATTGGCCAGACAAGCACAGTTAATTATTATGACCTAGTCGTTCGTGGAACTCCTGATGGTAAAGTCGTAGCTGCTCTCAAGGGTAAGAAAATTATTTCAGCCACTATCCTGCAGGAAGTAAAGAGTTACTTTGAATACGAGGACAGGGACTAGATGGTGAAGTGTATATGATTACGTACTCCACTAATATGGCGCTCAGAAACTCCATGCTTATGTATTACATGAGTACCTTCGCGGGAACCTGCTGCATTGGTGTTACCTTCAACTGTTTCAAAGCGACCCTTTTCACTGGAGTCTGTGATAGCAATCCCGCAGTGAGACCAAGTAAAGATTACAATATCACCTCGCTTAATTTCTTTTGGTGAGTCCTTGGTTAGCACAGTATAATCCTGCTCTCTCGACCACTCAGCAAGCCCAAAAGCAGAGGGCGTACGAGGACGTTTGAATGTAGCTGTTTCAGTAAGACCATGCCCCTGCATAGCTAGCTGCACAATACGGCAAACAAATGAAGCGCACCAAGCATAGCCCTTGTCAGACTTGTTTGGTTTGTAGTCATCAGCAGCAAAAAACTCCTGGATGAGCGGCCCGGAGTTGGAACCTAGTGGTTCTTCATGACGACCGACCATTGATAAAGCAATACAAGCTAGGTGATCTTGGAATTTCATTTTTCGCGGTAGATGCGGCGGTTGACGGCGTAGTTTCCGGCGGCACTGGCAACAGCAGACACGGTGCCGGCATCCGGCCCCCTGGTGACGGTGACGGTGCGAGTGCCATCTGGCTCAGTCCGGGTGGAGGTGGAGGTGACGCAGGACGTGAGCGTGGCGGTGATGAATAGTAGCAGGATTGATTTCATTTTTTCAGTGCGTTTTTGACTTCTTGCAAAACTTCGCTGTTCTGCTCGATGACAGTTTGATTTTGGAGCGTCATGGTCGCGATGAGTGCCATGTTTTTCGCCCGTTCCTCGTCGCGTTGGTCGTTTTTTACCTCGGCCTTGTCAAGCCTCTCAAGGAGCCACCGGATCGCGATGAGGGTTCCAGTGAGTGCCCCCAGCGGGCCGATGAGCGGCGCGAGCCAGTCAGGTAGAGCCACTGCCTCAGCGACGAATCCCCCCGCTTTGCCGAGCACGGCGGCAGAAAGTGGGACAACGGCGACGGATATGATGTGCGTGGTGATGTTCATTTGTGACGGTGGCGGGAGAGGACGAAACAGAGCCATATATTGCGCCGGATCTTGCGAAGAGTGCGGAGTAGGGATTTCATTTTAGTTCCAACTAGTAACGATCCATTTATTAGTTCGGTGGTTATAGGTCGCCTTGAGGATGTTAGTATCGCCGACTGCCGTTCTCCATGCGGGCGTAATGCCGTTGAATTGGAAAATCGAGTTGAACGGAACGGTGTAACTACCACTTCCTCCCTGGACGAATACCAGCGTGATCTCTGTCCACGGTAGAGGATTGAGCGGTGCCGCAATCCCAGTGGCGGGTGTGGCGGTGAGCGTGACGTAGTGGATGCTAGCAAAGCTCATGTCGGGCGTCATGGTCGCCGCGTAGATCATTTGGAACGTGCGAGGGTCCGTGCGTGTGTTTTTGTTCCAGTCCCGGTTGAAGATTTTACTCCCCCCGCCAAGTTCGGATGCCACTGGCTCCAGGAAATTCAGGAAACTGTTAACCCGCACGCTCATGGAAAACGTATTGTTCGCGTTTGTACCGTGCTGATGGGTATACGACAGCACCACGTCGTTTTTGTCAGTCACGAGGATGTTAGGGTATTGGGACGACCGGGCCATTTCGGATTCGGTGGTGTCCGCATCGGGCGAATTGGCGTCGAAGATCGGTTTGCTCCAGAGGACTTTTCCCGTTTCATCGAGTCTCCACACGGTCATATTGCGCCGCTGGGTTGCGTGATCGGAGCCAACCAGCAGCGCTCCGCCGCCCGCTAAATTTCGGGCGTTGAGCCGTGTTCCGCTGCCAACTGGCATGGGAAATTCCGTGCGACTTACGGGTTGCGTCCACGTCACGCCGTCATCAGTGGAGCGCGAATAATACGCTTTTCCTGTCGCCCGCATGTAAATACCAAGTTCTCCGTTAGCCTCTTTTGTGATCGTGGCTTCTGCTAGGTAGGTGAGAGAGTCTGGGTTGGTTCCAGAGCCCACCGCAACGGTCGCCCATGTCACCCCGTTGTCGTCTGAGTAGGCGACTCGCGGCTTTACCAGTCCTGATCCGTTATCCTCCTGATAGGGCATGAGCAGCCGACCGCTGGAAATCTCCACGGTCTCAGAAAAGCTGATAGCGCGGGTGCCGAATCCGAGCGATACCTCTGAGCCAGCAGTGGCGGCTCCGGTAATGGCATTGATGGTTAGTTCCCGGCGGTAAATAATCCCGCCTTCGATGGACGTGGCTGCCCAGTCCACTTTTGTATAAACGAGCCAGAGCTTCCCGTTGACTGACGATAGGTGGCAAATCTGATTCCCTATGCCGCCACTGTTAGGCCATGGAAGCAGGATCGCCGCGTCCGTCCATGATCCGTTAGCAAGACGGGTTGCATATTTGATGTCGATGTATGCTGTCAACCCGTAATGAAACCAGCCGCTATTCCATGCCGCAACCACCAAGCCCGTCTCCGGGTCTTGTTGTAAATAAGAGACGTGAATGCCTTTTTTCTCGCGATGCTGCTCAAGGCACTGTGAGCGGGGGCTTGGCGACCAGCTCGACAAAACCTTCACATCGCGGACGCGGTGAACCCCATCATTCTGCCACGAAATGAACGGATAAACCGAGACGCCGGCGAGGTTCATGTAGGTCTCACCGAGCAAGAACCAATTATCAGACCCAACCTCGCACCCTAGCGATGTGGTGCGACCGCCCTGCATGAAATACTGCTGGTGAGTGAGTGATTTGTAATGCGTGCATACTGCGACTTCCTCGCCGGGGAGAACCATGCCATAAACCGGGTAAAGCTGTGTCTGTGCGAGCACGTTTGGCCGATTCTCTGTCGGAGGTGTCGCGTCTCCTACGTAGATGTTAGCCCGAGTAATCCCTACCTGAATCCCTTTATGCTCAGTGCCAACCGTTTGCGCCAGGCCTTGCACGGAAATTCCGCCGTGTCCGTCGTGATAGCCGTTGGGTGTCACTGAGAATCCGGTGGAAAATTGACTACTCTGCCTCGGCGTCGCCCCGACGACGAACCGCGTCTGGATCGTCAGCCCTGCCGCAGCCGCCTGCTGGGTATACACCGCGCCATTACTGCTTCCAGATGTCCCCATGTGTGTAAGGATCATCTCACCATTTTCGTATCGCAACATCGAGTGGTCGCGGATGCTCCATGCGGTGAGGGTGCCGGGACCGGGTTGCACCTCGCGGGTGCCGTTGTCAGTAATGGTTTGTGCGGTGCCGGTGCAGTCATCATGTATGATGACCGTCCGCGCGGGCGGTAGTGGCGCAGACAGGTTAGATTCCGAGGCGATGCTGTAAGGGCTGGCCGCTGTGCCTGCGCCTGAGATGGTTACGTTCGCGCCTGCGGTGAGGCGACCGTTGATGGTGGTGACGGTGCCCGCAGTGAGGTCCGCCGCCGTGCCCGTCAGCCCCGTGCCCGCGCCGATGAACTGGCCACTTATTGTCTCGATATTGCCGCCGCCACGGGCTTCGATGTTCGCGTTTGGTCCAAGGGTTTGAATATGCGAACTTTCTCCAGCAGTGACGATTTTCGCCCCGTTACCGATGGTCTGGATATACGAATTATCACCGAAGGTTAGGATATGTGAACCTTCCCCGAAGGTGGCGATCCACGCGCCGCTTGCTGCGGTACTGAAGCCGTTCAAGGATATAACTGGCCCGGTGAATGAAGGCGCATCCCGAGGCGCGAGCAATGCCAGCGCGTCAGCCAACGGCGTGTTCAACGTCGGCAGATCCACCGTCGCGGCGTCTGTCAGTTCCGCGTAGGTGGCTTCGCTCACAGCTGCTGCAGATGCAGCTGCTGCAGCTGCACTGGCTGCTGCAGATGCTGAACTGGCTGTTGCAGATGTTGCACTGGCTGCTGCAGATGCTGAACTGGCTGCTGCAGATGCTGAACTGGCTGTTGCAGATGTTGCACTGGCTGCTGCGGATGTTGAACTGGTTGTTGCAGATGTTGAACTGGTTGTTGCAGATGTTGAACTGGCTGCTGCAGATGTTGCACTAGCTGCTGCGGATGTCTGGGAGGCAAGCAGTGCAGATTCAACGTTGGCCACTGCGGAGGCCGCAGCTGTCTGTGCTGCCTGATTTGCAGATGTGGAACTAGCTGCTGCAGATGTTGCACTAGCTGCTGCAGCATCTGCACTTACTTGAGCAGCTTCTAGAAAAGGAGTAAATGCAGATACTTTGGTAATCAGTTCCATCTCACCAGTGTCATCGTCGAAAGCAAGAAGAGTTCCCTTTCTATTAAACCCTACAGGCAAAACAGACCCAGAAGAAAGAGGCTCCGTAATTGGAAACTTCAGAACTGGTTGCCCATATAGGTTAGAAGAATCAGCAAGCTGCTGAACCTGCTGTACAATTAGGTCCATCTGACGCTCATGTACATCAGCATCTAATCTAGCATTATTGATATAATCTGTGCGTTGCTCATATGGAACTATTCGGGCAACAGTAATACGATGATCAGAAGTAGGAGCAACAGTTAATGTAATGGTTCCTCCAGCTGGGTTGTTTAGTCCAGAAAGAGAATAGTTTGTCGTTAATACAAGCAACGAAACAGACCCTGTTGAAATAACCTCTTTCCAAATCTTAACGTGGGAATTATCGTGGAAAACAAATGGAATAGCAAAAGCAGTTGCTATTCCATTGCCAGTATATTGAATTATGCGTTGAGTGGCTTGTAAACTCATGGTCTGTTTCTTGGATCGATAATGAACTCTTGCCCTTGCTCTTCAACTGATTCGGCCATTCGATCAATATACCCTGGTGAGGTCATCTCTTGAATGTTCCAGATAACAAAGTAATCTAAAACTGGGCGGATGTAAAACAAATTGATAAAGGGAACGTTACTTAGTATTGACTTTGAGAACTCATTAGTTGGATTTTCTCCTCTCAGGGTCTTGGACATTCCCTGTGAGAGCATATCGAGCTGGCCAACAACTGGCCCAGCGAGGGTACCGGTAAACGTGGTATAGTTACGATCGTATTCAGTGAATAGGAGGTCGCCATAGATACCTGCACCGCCACCACGTAAGAATGCTTGGTTGATTGCTTTCCAATTGGGCTCACCATCTACTACAAGTGGTTTCGGCGTTCTACCTTTAGCCGCATCTTTGACCACACCTGATAGGTATCCACCAATAGTTGTCATAGCAATCAGCTGAGCAAGACGGAACTTACCTTTGTGGTCGTTCATCATGAACTTCTTGAAGCTGTCGCTACCTCCACCATACACCTCACGCCCAGCAATCTTGCGGCTAATAGTTACTGGGAACGACTTGAACATAGTGAGCAAGCGCAGTGCCTCACCAACAGGAGTTCCAGCCTGGGATCCAAAGGTAAGGAACTTTCGCTCAGCTGCTCCCGGTGTGGGAACAGCAATGTCAATGCGGTCTACATAATATACTCGCAGCTTTTCCTCTAAGGAATCACGCATCCTTTGTTGAGTGGCTGGAGTCACCTTTTGGTTTTTTGCGTGAATCAAGGCATCTATAGAGGACAACGGGATGTTCTTTAATGCATTGGTTGTCATGAAATTCTCCCCGTTAGGAGCGACTTCAACTGCATACCTTAGAGCATTCCATTCTAGTTCACCAATGTCATATAGCTTCAGGGTCTTAGCGAGATCTGGATTGATCTTGTCGAAAGATTCTTTTGAATTAAAAGCTAGGTGAGAAGACATGAGCTCGCCAGCAGTAGCCTTGTGGACATCGTTCCACCAGTTCATGAAGTTCAGGTCATAGAAGCGCTGCTGAATCTTATTCAAAGTCGCCGTGCCTTGTGAGTGAATAGTGTAGCGTGAAATTGTATTGCCGATCATCGAGTCAAGAGCAATACCCATATGATGTAGCATTGCTTTCTGTTCTGTAGATCGTCCTAGCATACCAGTAACTTGTGCACCGAGAGCCTGCAGTCCAGACATTCCTTGGAACGTCATCTCACTGTGCATGAACGCCTTGTCTCCTAGTGAGGAAAGAACCACACCCCCCATCTTGGATAACTGCGTGACTGTGCGGATAGTGGAACTAATCTTATCTAGCGTGATATTACCTGGATATTCATGAGCCCCCGAAACTTCTGCCCATGCTGCCTTTATCTTCCAGCTCTTAAGGGATTTTTCTAGCACATCAGCATTATCACTTTCCCGTGCTTTGAATGCAAGGTCCTGAAGTACTGCTTTGAATGTTTCTTTCGGGTTAGGACCGAATGATTCCATTAGAGTAATGTTCCTTGATCTGTGCAACAGATCAGATAAGACCCCGTCAGAAAAGTTCTTTGTTCCAAACATTTGGTTATATTGGAACGCCGAGGAAGAATCTTTGAAATGGAGAACGCGATGGGCAGACGCAGACCGAGCGAGAGATCCGTGAGCAAAAAATTCTGCAATTTCAGATTCATCTGGTGGAGCACCATGCACGCCAGTATAGATACCTCCATGAACTTTTTCTAGGAAGTCCTTGGGATCGAGACCTCGGAATGTTTTTGCATGATCAAGTAAAGGCAGGATTGCTTGGAACCATTTATTGAACGACTCCCCCTTACTCAGTGATCCATCAGACTTTCTGCCTAAGGATTGGATCTGGTCTACATCATGTGTTTGCCGCATGATGTAGCCCTCAGTCGATTTAATATACGCGCCAGCGCGGTTTTGACGTGCCACCATATCCTTGTGGATATTATTGTAGGCAGTAGCAATTGCCTGTGCCTCAGCGCTACCTGACTTGCCAGGCTTACCACCAGCCGTATTCAACTCGCCAAGCTCTTGGTAGATCTTCTCATCAAGCTTACCTGATCTGAAAGCCTTAATCAGACCCTGTTTCTCGAGCTCAGCAGTAAAGCCACCAAAGTATTGGTGGTAAAGAGAGCGTGAACGGTAGTCGACGGACATGCGTGCACCTTCAACTGCTTGAAGACCACCTTCAAGGAACGCCTGCAGGCCTTCACCTGGCGTCTTGAATTTCTCAACATAACTAGCAATGTCTCGCTTAGCTTTGATAGTGAGCAGGCGGTTACGCTCATTGATCTTCTTCTCCATTTGAAGGCCACCGAGGATTTCACCTTCGATTTCCTTAAGAGCATCTTCGAGTTTGACATTCTTGGAAAGCATACGCTGGCGCGCTAGGCGATCCATACGCATAGTAATTTCATTTGCTTGGACGTCAGACAGGGTCTTATTTCTGACCATGGCTGCAATCGACTTTACGCAATCAGCTGCTCGGGAACGTGGCATTAGAGTATACAGTTAGAGGCTTGTTGAAGGACGGGGGCGCCAATATCTCGGACATCAGCCTTGGTCATTTTGAGAGAAGCAGGTCCGTCAATACGGTCACCAGCTTGCTTGATAGCCGTTTCGTAGCCATCGAGAAATTGTGCAAGAACAGAGTTTGGATTCTCTTCGAGTTTGAAAATAGACTTGACCATCTTCATGAATTTGCTGAGCACTGTTTCTTTCCCTGACTTGATGCTGTTGAGGTAGAGTTGGAACTGGCGGTTGGAGAGTCCCTCAGCGATGAACTCATCGAGGTTAAGTAATCCGTATTGGGGTTCCTTCACCCGCTGGGAAAAGCGTTCCCATGTTTTTACGTTTACAGAACTAGCTAGTGAGTAGCCTCCAGTATGTTGAGTGCCGTGATGCTCCACTGTTTTAAGATATGCTTCGATGATTCCACGGAATCCGTCATTCTCAGTAAGAGCAGCATAGCGCCTAAGAGATGCAAGGTAGCGTTCACCATCAAGCACAAGCCCTTTGAGCTCGCCCACACTCTCCATGTCCTTGCGCATACGACGCACAACAGATGCATGGGTTAATTCATGCACCACAGTTGAGGGTTGTCCATAGTCCTCAGCAATAAGAATACGATCCTCAGATCCTTTATACATACCAGCAGCGTTGTGGTCCTTAAGCAAGAATGGATCGAATTCCATATTGATGTCTTTAAGCGTCGGGTCGAGTTCGAAGAATTCATCGAAGAGCTCTTTATATTCTGGAATAAATTGCTGCGTGGCATATGTGACGTCCTCAGCTTTCCATGTATGGTTGCCGGGAGGGTTCTCTGGAAGAAATGCTTTCCAGCGAGAGAATGGGACTGGGAATTCTGCTTGCCTGATACTAGTGAAGTCAGTTGGACCAGCAGCGATTTCTTGGTCAAGCTGCTTGGCTTCTTGAGTTGGAGGATCAAAAATAACCAATTCTTCGGTCACGTCATCTGATAAGGATTCTATTTCAAATGGAATCTTATTTTTTTTTAAGATTCGAGTAAATAATTTATTTCGGCTTTGGGTAACTCCGGAGAAGGAAAATTTAGTTCCTGGATATTGTTGTTGAATGGATGAAATAAGGTCCTCGATTTTTGGCCAAAGTTCTCGCATAACTTTAAACGCCCCTATATTTGTTTTTTGTATATGATCGCCATTAGCAGAAAAGCTAATATCTATAGCCTCTGCCTCCAGAGAATGTCTTGCTGTTGCAACATATAAATGATCGTCAATTAAAGTAGCAATATTTCCTAAAGTATCTTCTTCTTCTTCGTTTTTGTAGACTTTTCCTTCAATGGCCAATTGCTTATCTTCTGGAGTCAATTGATCAAAAGTATCAAAATCACTTAATCGCCTAGTGGACGTATTTATTGGGTCTGGAGTAGCTGCTATTGGGCCAGCTACAATTACGTCGCTGCCTTCCCAATCTCCAATCTCGTCTAGGAAATCTTTTTCCCAACGAGCAACAATCTCGCTAATAGGTATGTCTGAATCTATTAATGACCGAATACCCCAGCCACCCTTTTCTGGAATCCATTCATCTGGAAAATTAGGGAAAGATGTTTCTGGATCAGGCATTAACCTATCAGTAAGGCCTTTCGTTTTCTGTGAAATAGTGTTCTTACCGAGACCGTCCCATAATCCTTCTTCCTGTGAAAAATAATTGTAGTCGTTTTTGAATCCTTCTTTACTAATTTTTCTTGGGTTTACTTCTGTTTGATGGTAGATCTTTCGCTCACCAATGGCTTCCTGGAAGTTCTTTATGAAGGGTGTTTCTAAAAGTTCTTGCAATCTGGCATTTGCAATGTTCCCTACATCACCAGTCAGCCATTGACTAAGCTGTTTTTGCCAGGCAAACCTATTGTCGATCGGTTCGTCAATAGTGAGTTTACTTAAAGCATTTTTAGGTATCTTTGTTCTGTCTGGAATTATGAAGGCAGTAATGTCCATCAACTTTTTAAAGTTTTCAGGATCTCTATCCTTAAATCGAATCCATATGTCTGACAGTTCTTGAGCATATTTTGGATTGCTAAGTACTTCGGCCTGAAGTATAGCTCCTCGTTCCATCTCCATCATGTCGATATAACCTTCTGAATAAAAATTTTCAGTATCTACTTTTTTATTTGACCAGGTTTTTAGTTCAGAAAAAAACTGTGAGTCAGTGTATTTTGCCCAAAATCCTTCAACAAAAGTATCCCATGGGTCAATATACACAGGCACGTCGATTTTCGAAGAATCGATACTGATCCTAAAATCACCATTTTCGTAATAGGTTGAAGCTTTATTGCGTAAGTCGGACCCATGAAAGTAAATTGGGGCATTCTCAGCGCGACCTGGATCGACGAGGCCAGAATGGAATCCCACTCTTCCTCCCATATGTGAGGCAATGTTCCCTACATCACCAGTCAGCCGTGGATCAAGCTCAAACGCCAGGTCTCCAAGCTCGTCTTCAAGCGAAAGTATCTCGTCGTCCAGCGCCTTAAGTTCGTTGTTAATATGCGCAAGATCACCTGTGAAGGTATAGGGTTCGGGATCCTCTAGTGTTTTACCAGCAGCGATTTCTTGATCAAGCTGCTTGGCTTTCTCGGTAGCCTTTTGTAATTCGTGGTTCTTGTAGACTTCGAGCTGTCTATTTGCATTTGCTGTCCGTTCTTCTACACTGGTTTCCTTCATAGACCTCAGGGCTGCTTTTGCCTCCTCTTGGTCAATTTTTTCTTTTGAATTAATTGGTAAATCTGTTCTATCAACTAGCATGAAAGAACTCTCATCCATGAGTTTTTCAAATGCTTCTGGATTTCTACTCTTAAACTCAAGAAAAATATCTGTTAGTTCTTTTCCAATTTCTGGATTTTCAAGTGTAAGTTCCTGTAGTCGCACGTGTAGTTCGCTAGCCTGATCTGCAGCTTCGTCCCCATTATCATATTTTCCATCTTTTGTAAAAGTTAGGTCTTCTTCTCCAGTATGTTTCAGAATGTAGTTGTGTATATCTGAATTAAGTTTTGGATCAGTATACCCATCATAAAATCCTGCATTAAGTGCAAGTGAGTCATAGGGGTCAATCAATACTGGAACATCGCGACCTTTCACAGATATTTGAAAATCTCGACGAGATCCCCATCCAGCTAGATTATTGTGTCTGGTTCCATTAAACCAGATCGGCCCGTCAATATCTTCTGGGCCGTTGCCGTTTCCAGAATGCCAAAGCAGCCTATCATCTATTAGTCTACCCCTAAGCTGATTATCGTCAAGCAAACTTACCCGTGCTGGATCGATTTCCTGACCTTCAAGAAAATCCTCGAGAGCAGCGCCAGCCATGTTCTCATGAGTCTCAGGAGTAAGCCTGCCATGAGCGAGCTTGGCTTCTTTCATTCGACCATGGATCGTTTTACCGAGCTTCACTAGCGAATGAACACCGACACCAAAAGCGCCACCCAAAGCGACGTTAAGAGCAAAATCAGATGAGGTATATTTGGTCTGGTCCTGCTTATTTGAGATCATCAATGGAATCTCAGTGATCGCTTGCCCAACCGTTCCTTCGATAATAGCTGCAGTGTAGCCCTTCATGGCGATACCACGAGCAGCAAGAGTCTGCTCTGTAACAATACCTCGACTCAGCGCTCTACTAACTTTAGCACCAATCCCCACTGCTTTGGCTCCAGTAGCGGCCTTAGCTCCCACACCAACAATAGGCAAAAAGTTAAGTGCCAGGTCAAGCGGACTAAGCAAAGACCCGATAAACCCTACGCCAATAGCTCCAGCAGACCGCATGATCCCATCTGCCCCACCACTGAGAATAAGATTGCGATCACGCTCCTTGGTCTTGCGATCCATCAGAACAGTGTACTCATCTATAGTAGGATCGAGAGTAAACTTGAGATCGACGCCTTCCTGCTGGGCATAGTGGTTCGCCTCACTAGCAGGAATTCTTGGGTTCAGGACAGGGTCTTCATCTTGGGCGATGTTATACTCGCTCATCCGGTAGAGCGACGCTGACGCCCGGTCGTGGAGACCCTGATCGAGGGCCGCACCATAGTAATCAGCGGCCCCATATGGTTGAGCTGCCTCACCAATCTTGGATGGGTTAACCTGTGAAAATATAAAGCTCATAGTGTGAAGTTCCAGAATAGTGCTGTTGTAGTATGTCCATCCCTAAACCTTTTAGCGTCAAATTGAAGTACATTATCCGCGTGCTCAGTTCCGTCGCTATCTCTTTTGCTATAAGCTGGAAGCTTGTCAATAGGGAGCTGGAATAGTTTTCCATCTTTGTTGCGCAGGTCGATCTGTTTTCCTGTAACTGCACTAGCCACGGTTACTCGGTAAGTAAGTCCTCCTGGATCAGGGTAGTATTTGGCTGTCTTAGTGATCTGTTGGCTGATCATTTTCCTGCGTACTTTTGGATCACTTTGTTTGGAGTAGTCAGGAAACATATCTGGATCAATATCGTCTGGATGTATCTCAGTAAGAGCTATGCCCATACGTCGGCCGTAGTCTTTTAGGTCATCATCATCGTGGATCTTTCCGAACATCTCACGAGGCATCCAGAGTTCTTGCTTATATCCACTAAATGAGGTTGTATCGCGAACCTTTACTGGCGTCATGGTTGAAGTTAGGATCTGTGCGACAGCCTGTTCTGCAGCAACAGAGGCAGTTACACCGGTAGTAGCCATCTTATCTTTTGCATAGGTTTCTATTGCCCTGCGATAGCCACTAAGTTCAGCAGAGCGCTGGCCCTGTGGACCACCTATTGAGGCAACAAACGAGGCCCATGTTGGGTTGCGATTGACCTCTCCATTTAATTTTACCCCATCGATAATACTCATTTCAGCAGTATCTTTTGCTCCACGGATTGCTCCAATATAGTCAGGCAACCAGCTTTGCTTAGCATTCTGAAAGGCAATCTGATACTCTGGCTTTACTTTTTCGACTGGAAGAGTGGTGAGATCACTGATAGCATGGGCGCGTAATTCATCATTGGGGTACTGGTGCAAAATACTCCTAATAGTTTCTACTGCATCGTCAATAGTGCCACTATTGATCTGACCTGAATAGGTATTAGCTTGCTGCTTAGTAAGTAACAATCGTTGACCTGGAGGTTTATTCATAAAGCGAGTAGGATTTCCACCTTCGACAGTGTAGCCTTGATACTTTAGAATCGTATTGTAGTACTGCTCACGAGTTCCAGCAGAGGCATCGACATCTGGAGGGGCATCTTGCCGCGGTGGAAGAACTCCAGGTCCATTATCTATTCCAGTATTGGCTGAGTCCTCAATAGCTGCAATTTCTTTGGCGAGCAATTGAACTTGCTCATTGTTTTCAGTAAGCCATTGGACGCTATCTGTATCAAATAACTTCTGATCGCGTACTAGGGCTGGTTGAATAATGGTGCTGAAAGCACGCATCTTATCTTCAGTATCTAATGTTGCTTCAAAATCAGTTGCTTTTTGCTGCTTAACCCCTGGGAGTTCTCCAGTAACAGAGCCTAGGAACTGGTGAGAAGAAACAGAAGCAAAAATAATGGCATCATCGCGCTGTTTCATAACAGCCGCTTGCTCCCCCTCGTATACCTGCTGGTAATCAGAAAGAGGGATAGATGCTTGGGCGCCAGTCTTCTGAGAAGCAATAACAGTTTTCTCACGCGCCAAATTAAAGTCCTCCTTCAGAATGAGCGAACCTTCTTCTTTCTTTTTCTCTAGTTTGCCTAGGAGAACTTGTCTGGATTGCTCATCAAGAACTTCGCTTCCGATAACTAATTTTTTTGCTAGTTCTGGATTCTTGTCTACCAGTGCTAGGGCAATATCTTCAGTTCTTTTTGCTACTAGTTTGCGAGCAAGCTCAGGCGCGACTTGCCCATATAGCTCCATAATAGCGATGGAATTATTTGTAAAGTTAGTGCCTAGATCTGTTGCTGCTGCTGCTGCATCTACTCCAACTGCTTGGTGGTAAGAACTTAGTGCTGTGCCCCAAGTTGTTTCCAAGCTATTGAGATCCATACCCATTTCATTTTGGGCAGTCTTCTCTGCGTTCCTGGCATATCTGCTGTCAACAACGCCTCTAGCTTTTTCTCGAAACTGTGCAGCTGCTTCTGGGCTAGGGGCTCCTTCAGTTATAGCCTCAGCATTGGACCCGGCGGTTTCTATAAACGATGGAAGTAATTCAGGACTAACTTGGTTGACAGGGTCTACCTCGAAGTCTGTTAGCTTACGAGCATATTCAGATAGTGCCCGATCCGTCCAAAGAATGTCTTTGCGTTCCTTTTCTGCATCTGCAATGGCATCAGCTGTTTTTTTATTTACTGCCACTCCAGTAGCTAGGTCTCCAATACCTTTTGCGAGCATGTCTAGCCCTGAATTTCCAAAAGCAGATATTCTAGCACTGGAAAGAATTGAGCCAGTTGTGGCTTCAGCAGATGAAAAGGCTTGTTGAATCTTTGCCATTATGGTCCTTTCTGAAGAGTTGGATATTTTGCAACAGCATCTGCACTTCCAGAAAGTAACGAAGTAGCTACTCCGAATTTTGCTGCTGTCCTTGCTTGCTTGCCTTCCATTAGACCAAGGGTTCTTTGCTGCTCTGAGCTGGTCATGTTTAACTTTGCTTTGTAAAGAATACTTAGCTCGTCCAGGTCTTCTTGGAAATTCGTATCCTGCAGTAAGTCATTTAGCGATCCACCTGTAAGTAATCCTGAGGCAGATGCTGCTGCTTTTTGACTTGCCCGAATTCTACGGTATTTTTCACGTGTGCGGTCAACGTCATGATCAGCCTGCTGGGACATAGCAGCCTGATTGTTTCGCTCCACTTTTGCATTGTAATCAGCCTGGTCTTCAGCTGCCTTACCTGCTTGATGAGAACTATAGGCTGAGACCCCTACACTGACTGCGGTCAGAGCTAGGTAGATAAGTGTTGATGCTTCTAGAGCCATTTTGCGTAAATTGCATTGTCTCGACCATCGATCGAGTGGTTGTGTAGGATTCCCTCAAAAGTAAAACCAAGTAGCCTTGCCCACTTGTTTAGCTGATCGGTATTGTTAACATAGATCTGTATGCGCTGCATACCTACGCTAAGCAATTGGTTAGTGAGATCACGTAGAACCTTGATAACACTTAGCGAATACTTGTGTAGTTCAGGGCTTCCCATCAGCCAGCATTCGCCAACCCCTTTCCAAAGTGTAAATAGACCGAAGCAAGCAATTGGAACGTTATTGACCAGGAAAACATAAGAATAAGTTGACATGTCAAGTAACCCCTGGTTATATCCAGGCGTGTCCTCGTTTGAGATAAAATAATACAGGGATTGAAATTGATCAAACAATTCCTGTGTTAATCTTTCGACTTTAAGTGGACTACTCATTGACAATAACTGTTGGCATCAGTGAGAGTATAGTACAAGGGTAGCATTGATCTTGTACAATACAAAATTGCCCATCGTAATTAAAACCTGCGTCATCTCGAAGTTGTACAAAGCCACTAAATAGATTAGGGGACTGGCCTAGAAAGGGCTCTGATTCTACGAATGAAAGTGTGTCACCTGTTTCAGGATAATTTCTCCCATACTTCAATCCAATTGTTGCATGTAATTGAATATCTAATCGCTGGATTTTTTTAAGTTTACCTATTGATGTTCCAAATTGTGAGCCACCCTCAAGAGACAGTGTCTTAATATATGAGGTATACTTTAATCCTACATGGACAATAGATGCGGCCCATTCCAGGGTAATAGCTCCTCCAGTTACTACACGCTCAGGATGCTGAGATCCGTCTGCCATGATAGAAACCGTCTGGCCTTCTAAGTGCGTAAGACCTGTTATCGCAGTTGTAGGGGCTCCGGAATATGATTTACAGGAATCGAGATAGATCATTCCTACCTTATCTGTATTAGATGAAGGTTGGAACTCTGGAGCAAGATATTCGTGGTAGCGCTTGGTTACTCCATTTATTGTTCGCTTAACTATCATGTAAACCGAATCTTTATTTATAGCATTATTTGGTATGCGACAAATAGATTCAATAAACCCGCCAGGTAGCTCGTGTTGTGCCCAAGCAAAAACTTGGTGGTCTTTTTCGTAAGTAAAAGAAAGTAGTTTACCATTTGAACAACATACCCAAACAATACTGTTTGGAATTTGCTGATAGCACATAGCTACAGCGTATCCATTATCACGAATAATGTGCTCTGCTACGACAGTTAAGTCTGAAGCAGTAAAGGAGTCTATTTCAAAGCTATAGGTCATCTCCCGCACAGATACTCCATGCTTCTGGACAAACAGTGTGGCTGGACCAACCTTAATTGGTTGGATATTTTTACGACCCCCATAGGGAGTTTGTTGGGTAATGGAAATGTTTGTTGGTGAAAGTGGATCAGATATATTAGAGGGTTTCACCTGGAACTCTTCTCCTTGTGTACCAATCAGTAGGACAGGGCCTGATTGCATCCATCTGATTGGGTTTACTTCTCCTGTACCAACGCTGAAGTTAATACCGCTCGTATCTAAAACTTCAGCAAATTTATTTGCAGTAGAGAAACTAACAAAGTCGTCGATCATCGACATGGCGACTCTGTTCGGTTCTGCAGGAGTTCCAGCAAAGATGAGGCGCTGCTGGTGAATTGTTACTGCTTGGGGGTAATTACCTACATACCACGCACCCAGTCTCCAGTTAGTAGATTGTCCGCCACCAATAAAGGTTGTTCGGTCCTTAGGATCGAGAGGTAGTGGAGTTCCTAAGCGTACTGCTGCAGTTTTGCTATCTGTTACTGAAGTAATCCAGCCCCAGACATTCTTCTTTCCAATGGTCATTCTGAAGTGGCGCCCTACATCTCTGCCCGCAGAAAACAGAGCCAAAGAAGATGTTAAGGTAGCAGTGATAACATTATCGGTAACAGTGAGAACCCCAGTAGTAGGAACTACGTCTGGTGCACGGTGTGAGGCTGCGAGCATTACGTCGGCACTATATGAATCTGGTGGCGATCCTATTTGCTCTGGATACGATTGGTGTGAAGTCATATAGTACCACGTATCCTCGATCTTAATATAGGAGTAGCTTGTTTCAGTAGACCAGATAGCTAGGCTAGAGTAGGCGCTACCTGATACCCAAGTAATAACTGCTTCCTTATCAATACCAGCAAAATCTACGATATTTTGTAAGGGAATAATGCCTAGTTTTGTTGTGCCAATATACGAAGAAACCTTAGCAATAACAAGTAATCCTTCCTCATAGTATTCTACGTGGGGATCAGGCGTAACCCCAGTATAGGTCAAAGTACTGGCAGAAAATTCAGCAACTGTCGATGTTACTATTGCTGTGTGACTATAGTTGGTAAGCCTGAGCGTATTGTTTTTATCCAGATAGTTTACAGCGGCATATGGGCCATCCTGTATTACTGCATCAGCAAGTACCCAATTGGTATCAGAATAACGAGCAAGAGTTTTTGGAAAATGATTCTTGTGGACAATATAGAGCACGTCTCCAGATTGGGTATAGTCGAGGTCAGCTAGCTCTGATTCTAGATAAGTTGATGTGACTACGTACGGAATACCTACTGACAGAACTAGTTCATTATTCTTGAGGAATCTAATCTTGTTTTCACTAAATTCTATAACATAGGCTTCAGCCTCGTTAAACTCAAAAGGAATCTGCCGTGTAAATTTACTGGAGTTTTGAACCTCGGCTACATAAATTGTGCCCATTCTCCTAGTCACACTTCCGTGAGGCTGAACTACAAAGTTATGGCATTTAGCTAGCCCGTTCTGATTGCGAGAAATATCTGTACGCCCATAAACAAGTGGGCTAACCTCCCCTGAGGAGAAATTAGTTTTTAGTAGATTTGCTTTCTGTCCCATAATTACGTTCCTGGGTCTCGAACATAGCGGCCTAAACTTGTGCGAGCACCTATTAAGTCATATGATTCGAAAGTAGGTTGTGAGTTTTCTGTTGACTGCACAAATTTTGCCATTGGCATCGTATTCTTGAATCCTTGAAAAGCCTCTGCTCTCGCTGTTTCAGATTCAGTTAAATACCTAGCAAGCATATAGCCAAGATACCACTCAAGAGCTTCTGTGAATAGGGAATCTGCGTTAGTAATGTCTATAGTGTCTTCTACGTACTTCAGATAAATAATATCTGAATTAGCAAGCAAGACGCTACCTTCAACTTTATGTGGACCTGAATAGTCAACAAGCTCAACGATCCGAAGAAGATTGGATGGGAGCTGTAATTGGTAGTCATACTCAAAGGCAGGAGCTTCTGGAAGGGGGGCGAGGATGGTTCTACGAGATGCGAATCCCCAAGGGTATAGCCGCAAAACATATTGTCGAGCCTTACTGAATTCTGAATTGCAAGCCTTAGCTTCCCTAGTCCCTTCGCTTAGAGACTGTATTGTTGGAACTCCAATTTTTAGGAGTGCTCCATTGCAGATTGAAAGGTCAGTTGGCATGGTCTAAAAGGGAAAGCCATGCACGACCAGGGCGACATCCGATCGTGCATGACAGGTTTCTCCTAAGCGATGGCAAGAGAAATTAGTCGACGACGTAGAGAATCACCCCTTGGATCTCAACAGAGTCAGAAGGATTAGCTCCCTCAAACAATGCGTAGACTTCGAGTTCTTTCTCAGTTTCGTAGTACAGGTAGGGGGTCTCTTCAAAAAGATCGACCTTACCAGCAGCAGCAACATCCAAATTGGTTGCAAGAGCATCTGGATCATCAGCCACTGTCAGTGCTTTGTCAAGATAGCCGGATCCGTCCAAAGCACGGAGACCGACATCAAGAGTCACTGCGGCACCAAAGGCTCCGAATTTTGCATATCCGCTAATGAGGCGAGCCCCTGCTGGAAGCTGACAGAGACGGACATCGTCGTTCTGAGCAACCACCGCTGCCACAGCATCTCTCGATGCAAGGAATTGGAAGAAAGCCATACGAACACGTCCGTAAAGTTCATTCGATTTTAGAGGCGCGTGTCCTTGCGCTTCCCATTGCTTAACTTGTTTAGAATCGTGGCGAGCCATGATATTGATTTATGTGTTGTTTATTGTTGCGATTACTTAGTTTCGTCGCAGAGAACGCGAACGACTTGCTCTTCCCACATACGCGTGGCGCCGAAAGAACCGCACACATAGACTTGCGTCGAGTTGCGCTTATCACGACGAGGTCCGATGTCCGTCATGACCTCATCAGCCACGCCGAGTAGCAGACCTTGGCGTGTCCAAACAGGACAGGAACGGATGTCTCCGGTCTTGGGGAGGATGGAAGGATGGACGCGGATGAACTTGATCCCCATGAAGGTATCGATGGTGCCATTGACTAGAGCCTTAACAGCAGCAGTATCGATGTCAGTCATCTTGTCTTGGCGGAGCATCGAGTTGATCTGCCAGGCGGTAACCGCCATGTAGAGCTCCTCAGCAGCGTCCCAGTCAACTGCTTCCTCAAGATCGAACATGAGACGGATTTTCCGCAGCTTGTCGATGGTGAGGTTGTGATTACCAGCCCCGCCAGTATCAGTATAGGTAACTGCTACATCCTGGGTTGCAGGGAAGAGGATGCTGGTTTGACCAGTCTTGCCTGAATAGGCTGTCGCAAAGGCCGCACGAACAATCTCCTTGTCCATCGAACGACCAAGCGCAAACACTGCGTTGGTAGCATAAGAGGAGGTTGGATCTGCGAGCATGCGCAGTTTGTCCTTGCGGTCGATGAGATCTGCCCAGTCATAATCTTCCGTCGCATTGCGCCGGCGATCATGAGGAGTGGAGATGAGCGGAGTATCGCTGTGGCGATTCTTGACTTTTACCGCTTCGGTAGGCCCGATGCGATCGAAGAAATCAAATTCCGAATTTTGGGATTCGACGCGCACAAAAGGGCGAAGACGAGAACCACGTTGTTGGAACTTGATTTGGATATTGGAATGGTAGCTGTTGACCAGCGCGGTGTCTACTTCGTAGGACATTTGATGTGGTGTGGTTGTGGAATGAATAAACGTTCCGGCTCCAATAGTCCACACGCGTGGGTCTTCGCCTCGCTCTTACGTCAGCTAGCGTACGGCCTGCACCGTAATAGATTGGGCTCATCAGAGTAATCCAATAAGACCAATCTATGTTGGAGGTGTGCGGGTGTAAAATACTTTTTTACGACCCGTGAAAGATTATTCTTTCTTGCCAGGGAAGGCCTTCTGGTGAAGTGCCAGCCATGTATCGACAGCTCCTTTGTGGCCGGGGTGTGAAGCAGTATTGAGAGCATCTTGGAAGTCCTTGTCCATTTTGACACGCTCAATTTCTTGTTGCGCAGCCATGGATGTACCCCCAAATTGGCTCCCACCGTTTTCTCCGCCGATAGCGTCGTCATCAAGAAGCTTGATTCCGAGGTTGTGCATCAGCTTAATAAAGTCAACATCATTACCAAGACCTGCCTCATCAATTTTGGCCATAAGTTCTGGGCTGCCATATTGCGTAACAGTAAGCTGTGCTGTCTTAACATTGTTGTCGAATTTGGGACCCCACTCTTGTTTGAGAGTGGCGATACCTTGTTGCTTCGTAGCATCAACCTGCGCTTGTTGGATATCATATCCGGAGTTTACTTGACCAAGATACGCATCAAGAACACCTTTGCCCTGAGCCTCAGACAGGCCCAGTTTATGGAGTTCGCCTTGCATGAAGCTAAGAACATTTGAATCGACTAGGCCTTCAGATTTTACAGCAACTGTTGGAGCATAGGCAGTGGCCTCAGCAGGGCGACCTAATTTCGTAAAGAACTCAGTGCGTTCTGCATCAGTTGCTTTCTCGCCAGGGAGCTTAATAACATTCGCACCCACAAGCGACTTAGTGTCGATCGCAGATTTGACGAAGCTATTGATGTCTTTAGACTGGGCAACATAGGGGTTTGTCTGGTATTCTGGTGCAAGAGTGGAGTACCAGGGTTTGTTTTCTTCACTGCTCGCTAATCCTCCAAGGATGCTTTCACCTCCAAGGATGCTTTCACCTCCAAGGATGCTTTCACCTCCACCTGAGCCTCCACCTGAGCCTTCGTCTTCAGGTGCGCGAAGAAATCTATTCCATCGGTTAATTATCATGTGCGTTTTCTATTTCTTGTTCTAGTTCAGTTTCGTCCTTAAACGTCGCCTTGACGATTGAGAGCACGAGTCGTTGTGCGCCAGTATTGCGCAAAGTTTCTTTGTCATCTGAGGAAGCAACAGGTGTAGTCACACATCCTTTTTTCATAAGATAGCGGAGCACTTGTTTTCCCTGATCAGATGTGAAAATGATTTTGCAGTTACGCTTGAAAGCAAGGTAATCTGAAACTTCTGAGATTGGGTTACGTCTCATAGTCCAAGAGCTTGTGGTGAGATTCCAGCATCAGAGAGATTCTTGATTGCCTTGGAAGCAGGTTCCGCCATTTGAGTAACTTGAGCTGCTTGCTCTTGTTGCGCCTTGGCCTCATTGTTTGCTTGCATCTCTTCTGGTGAGAAGAGAATCTTCTGGGTAGTGCCCATTGCATCGGCAAGTTCTCTCGAATATGCTTCCCAGTTAACGATGTCCATAACTGCGGGATTGATTTGTGCAGAAGGAATAAGTCGTTGGATGTAGCGATCCATTGCGAATGCACGCATACCGGTCTGGGCGCGGGCAGCTGGGGAGGTATATTCTAGCTTTAGTTCGCCAAAATTCTTTGGTGGGGGTGGGAGTAGTCCGTTGCGGCCAAGCAGCATATAGGACAAAGCAAGTGAAGGTCCAAGTAATTCGGCTTCCTGTCTACCAAGCATTGGTGCAACAAGTCGCAACTTCCGCTCACTGCGGTCCTGAGCTTCGTACGCTGTCATCTCGACGTTCTCTTTCTCCAACTTCATTAAGTCGTTGTAGAAATACTTACGGATGGCCTCGCGCTTTTGCTCCGCCTTATTCTCAGGAATTTGAAATCCGCGTGAGACCTCAAGAGTTTCCACCGGATCGGAGCCAGGCTCCTTGTAGTTAACTGCACCTGGGCCAGTCTTCAGTGGAACAAGAAAGGCCTCAGAGGAAACGATGAGTGGGGGATCAGTGGCCTTGCTGACAGCCTTAAGCAGCTGATACTCGAGGCGATTAAGCATCTTGATATCTGGCAGTGCCTTAAGCGCAGGAGAGCGACCCCACACTTCTGTAGACATCTTCACCCAACGTGGGCAGTGGTATGGGAACCAATCATACCCGCCTAGGCGCAAAGTCTCCTTAGTATTCTCGCATACCCAAATAGATGCGTAATTCTTAACTGGGCGTACGTGCTTCAGGAACTGCTTATCCTCGCGCGGAAAGACAAGGTGCACAATCGTAAACTCTTTGTCTGCGCCTTTTTGAAGTAATTCTGAAAGCTTGGGTGGAATCTTATCAAATTCTTGGGAAACTTGCCGACCAGTCATTAGGACCCGGCGAATAACAGTGTCAACCATCCGCTCCGAATTCTCCTTGAGGTAACAATCAGCAAGAGCAAACGTCTTAAACCGCAATCCATCTTTCCAGTATTGGTACACCACAGATGTACCAAAGGATCCGAGATCCAAATAAGCTTCATTGAGTGCTTGGGTATACCCAGAAGAAGAAGAGGAATAGTGGTGGTAAATGATGTTGCTTACTTCTTCACACCACAGATTTACTTCGCGATCGTGAGAATATCTGGAATCTAGTGGACGCAGCTCAAACCAACGATCTGTTGGATTTGTGAGAAACGAATGAAGGAATGAACTGAATTCTTCCAAAGCATCGATAGCCGTAGAATCGTAGATCTGATTGGAGCGATCCTGACCTGGAGACTTGCGTCCAGTAAAGTCATCGGCATTAGGCCGCACGTAATCAACGATCTGTTGGAATTGACTATCCCACGTTGACCGCGTGTTTTTCGCGGAACTATACAACTGAAGGCATTCAGTAGCTACGTTGTCTTCTGGCATTAGCCTCCGAGGATAGATGTTGAGCCGAAGCCAGTATCGAGTCCTGTGCTTAAGATTGTTGATCCCGCTCCACGAGTACGTTTGTTTGGGTTCCGCTCTATAGAAGAGGCAACACTAGTGGCAAGAGCCCCTTTACGTGAAGGTGGAATTGGTGGTGGTGGTGGATCTTTTTGCTTGGCTCCTTTGTGGAGTCGAGCAAGTTTGCCATTTGGCAGGAAGAGGTCTCTGTCGAAATGTGGTCCGTATTCAAAGTCCATCGTCGTAGGTGATTGAGATTATAGGAGCGGGGTACGTTGTTTCTTTCCCATCCGATAAATTCGAGAGGGTAAGGGAGAAGTGAGAAAAGAAACTTGAAATCGCCAACAAGCAAATATACCCACCAACAATTAGGATTGTTTGTGTTATAGCCAGGGTTAGTAAGGTGAACATAATTGTCAGCCCTATTAACTGGTCGCAACATTGCCAGATTGGATGCATCTTTGTAGACAATAGCATGTGGGTTATTCAGATGTAAATAAAAATCTTCATCAAAGCTGCGAGCACACTCTTCTTGTAGATAAACTTGTTTGGCGCGCCAGACAGGGTCTTTATCCATTGAGGTAGTCGTATTCATCTTGAGTTTGAGTTTCTCGCTTTTCCTTCCTTCCACGTGAACTATCCTTAGATCGCCAAGCAAAGTAGCGGAACATGTCAGCAGGGTGAGAAGACCAGTC